AGTGCAGAGGTCTTACTACAGACCCCTGCGTTTATCCAGGTGATTGACCAATGCGTAGAGGCTTCATTTGCAACATTCTGCAATACCGAAGCCATCAAAGTGGACCAGCGTGAGCTTGCCCACCGCCACTATCTCGCAATCAAGGATGTGGTGAATACATTAAAACAGCGTGTTCAAGTGCGTGACAGCATCATTGAACATCGTAACGGCGACAACAGCCAAGAGGAATTAGCACTATGAACGACAACGTGCAAAATGATAACTCTGGGCCGCAGAACCTCGACAGAGATGAAGCGGCCGAAGCAATCCTAGCCAGTTGGTCAGACGGTGAAGACCTATCTGATCTGGAGGAGGATGATGCAACACCCGAAGGCCAAGACGAGACTACGGCTGAAGAGGGTGAAACTGAAGATGAAGATGTTACTACGGATGACGAAAGTTCCGAAGACCCTGATGAGGATAATGAAACCGAAGACGAAACCGATGATGACGAAGAGGAAGAGGAAGAGGGCGATGAGCCTTCCGTTGCTTCTGATGAAAACATTGTCGAACTATCAGTCAACGGTGAAACCAAACAGGTATCTGTAAAGGACTTAAAGCGACTGTATGGACAAGAGGCGTCTTTAACGAAAAAGTCTCAAGATCTTGCCGCCCAGCGGAAAGTCACCGATGAAAACCTGACTAAAACTCAGGCTAGTTATCAGAAACTAATGGAACGAGCCGAGGCTAGGTATAAACCCTACGCTGAGATCGATATGTTAGTGGCTTCCAGACAGATGGAGCCAGACACATTTGCACAGTTACGACAGGATGCAAAACAGGCAGAAGATGACCTTCGCTTTCTCCGAGAGGAGAGTGGGCAGATGGTTACTGACCTTCAAGAACAGCAAGCGCAAGCAACCAAACAAGCCGCCGCCGAGTGCGTAAAGGTTTTAGAGGAAAGCTTGCCAGATTGGGGCAACGAACTCTACTCAGAGATCCGCGACTACGCTGTTAAAGCTGGACTGCCTAAAGCTCAAGTCGATCAATATACTGATGCAAGTGTAATCATGTTGATTAACAAAGCCCGACTTTATGACCAATCGAAACAGACAGCCGAAAGCAAGAAAGCCAAGGCCAAAGTTACGAAGTCTAAAAGTGGCAAGACGAAAGTCTTATCTTCCAAGAAGGCACCACCTTCTAAGGCTCAACTACAAGCAGGCCGCCGTTCTGCGGCGCACCAGAAGCTTATAGATAATCCTAGAGATGGTGGTTCTACTGATGACATCGCTGATGCCTTAATGGCGCGATGGGCTGATTGATCTATTAACTTTAGTTTAACATCATAACTTCTTGAAAAGGAACAATTAAATGACCACATACGTGACCTATTCACAGGTCGGAAAAGCTGAAGATGTTTCAGACATTATAAGCAATATTTCGCCCTTTAGTACGCCGATGCAAGCCATGCTCAAAACAGAGAAAGTTTCTGCTCGAACCTTTAGTTGGCTCGAAGACAGTCTAGCGGCAATCGCGGTTAACGCGGCCGTGGAAGGGGCAGACGCCTCTATGGCAACTCTCGGTAATGCTACCGAGCGCACGGGGACAACTCAGATCCTCACCAAAGCGTTTCAAGTATCTGCAACAGCGGATGCAATTAAGACGCATGGTCGTGCAAAAGAGACTGCTTACCAAATGGCGAAAGCCCTAAAGGAAATAAAGCGCGATTATGAGCACGCTCTCGTTGGCTTAGACCAAGCCGCTGTAGCTGGTTCCGCAAGTGCGGCGCGTAAGATGCAGTCTGTCATCAACCAGATCTCTACTACCTTAGATGCTGGATCTGATGCCACAAATCCGCTTACAGAAGCAAAGTTGCTTACTGCGGGTCAAACTGCCTACACTAATGGCAGTGACGTTGACACTCTAATGATTAAAACCGCTGACGCCCAAATTGTCGCCGGATTTAGTGCGGCTTCTGGCCGTAATCGTGAGATTGCTCAAGGTAAGACACTGGTCAATGCGATTGACCTGTACGTTGAAGAGGTTAGCGTACATTAAACCGTGTGAATTCAGGGGAAGCCTAAGTCGAAAGATATGGTAATCCTGAGCCAAGCCCCAGCAATGGGGAAGGTGCAACGACTATCCCGTAAGGGAGTACACTCAAGTGAGTGGAAGCGCATGGGTCAGCAAAAGCTGGCGTGATATAGTCTCATCTCATAGGGTATAACCCTTTAGCGAAAGCATGAGCAGTCTTAACAGACGGTCTAGTATTAACGACACTAGGCGAAGGTGCCATAATGTAGCCCATATGGCGAATACAGAGTTGTCCTTAACAGACAGATGAAGTCCACACACGCATTGCTCATCGATCCTTCGATGTTCAAGTTGTGTTCGCTACGTCCGTTTACAAGGACACTTCTGGCCCGATCGGGGGATAGCGACAAGCATTTTATTGTCGGCGAATGTTCCGTTAAGCACATGAATTTCGGTGATTCAATAGCGATTACTGGACTATCATAATACCCAAACTTTAGGCTTCGGCCTTTAGCTCTGGCCCATCCAAGTTCCACACAGGTTTTGCTCTCCTTGTTGTGTGGTCCTTGGGTGGGCTTTTTTCATTTTAAGGACAGCAATATGACTAAGCCAGAAATAGAATTACAACAGTCTGCCACTAATTTCATCTTTGAGCATGATGGCCTGACGCAAAAGCATACGCAGAATATAACCCAAACATTCCTCGATGATCTCAAAGACGCCCGTAACGAAAGCAACAAGCAACGGGCTGGTGAGATGCACAGGATTGCAAGCATTCCAACAGTTATTGTTGAGAAGTGGATGCGAGAGGGCTTTGACCTGTGGAAAGCCTCTGGTCCTGAGATTGTAAGAAAGCTCCACGCTGAAGATCTAGGATTATTGATGGCTACCGAGAAGAGGATTTAAGAATGTCTAATAAGACCGCAAAACCTAGAGTAAAGAAAAGGACAACCTGATATGAATAAGGGTGAACTCCGAGCGCATTTGATTGCTCTCTTGAACAGAAGTGACTGCACGAATGCCTTGGCTGACACCTTTATTGACCAAGCTGTATTTAGAATTACCCGCGTACTCCGCATCCCTAGCATGGAGAAAACGCAAACTTATGATGTAGCCAATGACGTTAGTGGTGTGTCTTCAATCAATCTGCCAGTAGATTTCATTGAGCCAATAGATATTTATAGCGAAGGCAAACCTTTGGTTAGGCTACCTTTGCACGAAATGGTTGAGGCTCAGAAAACTAACCAGCAAGGAACCCCAGTTTTCTTTACTAGGGTTCAGGGTACATACTTAGTTTACCCAAAGCCTAGCACTGGCACTATAGTCCTAAATTACTATGCTTCCTTCGCAACTCTTTCTTCAGATAGCAGTACCAACACACTAACAACGCTTGGCCCTGATTTACTGATTTATACAGCGCTCAGTTACGCCGCTGATTACTTCATAGATGAGCGTGGACCTCAGTTCGATGCCAAGTCATCCCAATTTCTAGCTGAGATACAGCAACAGGCAGATTCTGCCGAAATGTCTGGGGGAATCCAGGTGATGCGCCCGTCTAAAACTTACACTGACTGATGATTAGGAAACCGTAGATATGAGTAATTCAAGCTTTTTCAGCACAACAGGAGCAACCTCTAACCAAACAGACGCAATAGAAGCTTCAGTTAACAACGCTGCCAACAGCGAAGCAGCTGCTTTAGCATCAAAAGATACAGCGACTGCCCAAGCTACGATTTCGAGTGACAAAGCAACTGAAAGTGCCGCATCAGCCGCTGAGGCTTTAGTTAGCAAGAACGCTGCGGCTGGGTCTAATACTGCCGCTACAAACTCTAAGAATGCGGCAGCAACTTCTGCTTCCGCTGCATCCTCTAGTGCGTCTTCTGCGTCATCTAGTGCATCTACAGCATCAACTAAAGCATCTCAGGCATCATCGTCCCAGAGCGCGGCTTCCTCTAGTGCATCTACTGCCTCAACTAAAGCCAGCGAAGCCTCTACTTCAGCTGCATCTAGCTTGACTGCCAAGAACGCAAGCGTTGTTGCCCAAGCTGCTTCTGAAGCTGCCCGTGATGCAAGTGTTGTGGCAAAGAATGCAAGTGTTGTGGCCCAAGGCGCAAGCGAAACAGCTGAGACAAATTCAGAGACTGCGCGTGATGCGAGTATTGCGGCGAAGGACACTTCGACCACTAAGGCAAACGAAAGTGCCGCATCAGCTGCCGCCGCCTTAGTTTCCAAGAACTCTGCGACTGCCAGTGCGTCAACCGCGACAACCAAAGCTAACGAAGCTTCAGCTAGTGCTACTACTTCTACTGCTTCAAAAGACACAGCCGTAGCTGTCACTGCGAACTTCTTAGGCGCTCATTCATCTGCACCCACACAGACCGCCGCTGGTGGATCATTGGCTGTCGGTATGCTCTACTTCGACACTGGCTCAGATGTTCTGAAAGTCAGAGCTAGTGGTGGCTGGATCAACGCTGGATCAAGCGTCAATGGCACAAGCGCACGGTTTGCTTATACACTCACGGCAAACCAAACAACCGTGTCAGGCAACGATACATCTGGTAATGCTTTGGCATACGACAGTGGTTTTGCAGATGTGTACCTCAATGGAGTTAAACTAGCCGCCGCTGACTTCACTGCAACCAGTGGAACATCTGTGGTATTGGCAGCTGGGGCAACCGCTGGTGACATACTAGAAGTAGTTGCATTTGGCACCTTCCAGCTAACAAACGGGGTCTTTGCTGGCACTACAACAGTAGACAACTTGACCGTCACTGGAACAGCCACAGCGCCTACTCAGGCTGAGAGTGATGATAGCACAAAGATAGCCACGACTGCCTATGTTGTAGACAAGATAACTACGCTGATTGGTGGCGCCCCTAGTACACTGGACGATTTGTCAGAGCTAGCTGCCGCCATCAATAACGATTCAAACTACAACAGCACCCTCACAACTGCCTTGGCTACAAAGATGCCTAAGTCTGGTGGAGCTTTCACAGGTGCCGTGACAACTAACTCTACGTTTGACGGAGTAGACATAGCCACCCGTGATGCTGTGTTAACGTCAACTACTACCACAGCTAATGCCGCCTTGCCGAAAAGCGGCGGTACTATGACGGGTGCGTTAAAGCTGAGTGATGTTGCTCAATCAATAGATTTTATACAAAGCGGTTCTATTAACTTTGACTCAAATGGTGATCAAACAGGTAGAGTATTAACTATTGGCTCTAATCGTGCTGATGGTGCGTCTGGTGGAACCACTAATGTTACTTTTTCTGAGGATGGAACTTCTAGTTTTTCAAACAACGTGGGCATTGGAAGATCGGCAAATTCTGGAGCTTTAGCAGTTCAAGCAGGGACAAACGCGGAAGCAATACACGTTATTGGTCGAAGTTCTGGTGACATTGGTCAAATAAACTTTTTTGAAAATGATTACTCTACTGTTATTGGCAGACTAGACGCAAGAGCCGACCAGTTTATCTTAAACGCAGTCCCTTCAATACCTCTCAAGTTTAACACTAATAACGAAACTCGTATGACCATTGAAGGATCGACAGGCAACGTGGGCATAGGAGTTTCAGACCCTACGTTTGCTAACAACTATAAAGGTTTAGAGATAGGTGGTAATTCTAATAGTGTTATGAAAGTATCTTGCACAGTTTCAAGTGGCTGGGCTTT